GATGAGGCATGACACCAGTAGACTTGTCATCAGCGCTGCGAATTCCAAAACCAATGCCTACTCCTCCCCCTAACATCGAGAGCCAGTTCGTCTCCGATAGATTATCAACCAGACCCTCCGCTGTATCATCAATGAAATTAAGATAACAACTAATAGGAAGCCCACGCTTGCTACGACCATAGGATAAGATAGGAGTACTATAACTAAGCCAGTGCTTGCTAACATAATTATACAACCGCTGAGCATGATCTGGATCAGAAGAGAAAGTTTTTGAGACATATGCAAACCTTTCTTGCGGACTGATCTCATCATCCATCATGTATGACTCTTTCAGTCGCATTGTACCAAGTTCATCGAACAAAGTATCTCTATTCGGATCGACCGTAATCCCGTGAAACTCCATAACTCCCCCTTTATTTTTTATTGATTGCGAATGAGATACTATATCTTCTAGTGTTATCGGTTACAGGCTGAACGTAATGCTCTAGCCAAGCTGGAAAGACAACCAGTAAAGATTCTCTCGGTTTAACTGTTATACTGCTACCAAAGTATGCTTTATTTTTCATTTTTTCACGAGATACTTTCACCTGTGCCTTTATATTAACAGCAGGATCTCTCAATATTAAGTTTCCCGAACCCGCTTGTGTGCCACCAATAATAAATTTATGTTGATCAAAATCATCTAAATTTTCATGATCGCTTTTTGGGTAGTATACACCGCTCCACAAAGTATCACCGCTACCGTGATTATGGGGCGAAGAGAAACCACCAGCCGATAATATCACATTAGCCCACAGCTGTTCAACATATAATGACTCAGCATATTCCTGTTCATAACCACTCTGGGTTAAAATTGGACCAGTGCAGCTACTAATGACATCCCCAAGTTTAGCGAAACTGTCATAGAGAGTCTCCATACCAGTCTCTGATTGCCAGCCGCATCCATTATTAGAAAAGGTTCTTGGTGCGGTGTCTGGTTGATACCTTAGTAACTCCTCGTCTATATTTTTGACGAGCATAGCATTCAGATCTCTAGCTTGTTCACCAAAATTAACGAAACCAAACGGTGTAGGGAACAATGCCCTAAAATTAATATCTACCATAATTTAAAGTCCAAGTAAAATGCGAAGCGGTACTAAGTTTCTACTATGAGTATTCTGCTCTTTAATACTAGCATACTCTATCCACCTCAAACTGTCAATATATTTTTTGTCCACATCACCATTTATAATCTTTTCAGTCCTCGGTTCCAGGGAACAAAAAATATGAACAATTTCTTCTGCCTCTTCTCCTATCATTTCAGAAACAGATTCTCTCGTTATCGAAATTCTTTTTGAGAATGGGTAAATATCCGTGCCATATATTGAATGAAATAATCCCGCTTTAACCTCAGCATCCGGTCTTTCATATTCTAAAAGTATATTTGCAGTTCCTAGCAGATGATCGTACAAAGTTCTACCCGTGTGAGGAAGATAGCCACAACCCGCATCCTTCAAAAATTTTAGTTCTTCCTCAAACATTCCAAGATCTTTCTTTCAATAGTGGAAAAATTTTTGCGATCGCTACCGCACATTCCTCTGCGATTATCATGTGTTCCTTTTGAGTTCCGTTAGTCGTTCTTAGATCTATATAGTGAACCCAGCTTCGTAGAGTTCCGTGCATATACATGCGAGACATTGTCAGACCCTCAGGCAACACAGCCCTTGCTTGTTCTTTTGCAATACCCTTTGCAATAGCCCACTGATATGCCTGTCTAGCATCTTCGATCAACATATCCTGCAGGGTATTCCATTCATCCTGTAGCTTTTGATCGCTCACCTCTATACTATTCTGTCGGTTCTTTTTATCCTGTAAACGTGCTTCTCGAGTCGTAAATTTGAGATCCTTCGTGGGATCAGCATATCTCTGACTAAACTCTTGAAAAGAAAAGGAACGATGGCGCAGTATCTGACGGGCGATATCACGAGTTGTTTCTATTTCCAAACAAGCTGACACCATTTCGAGTGGAGACCAGTGTTTATGTTTTATGAGATACTTGATTAGCTTTGCAGAAGTTTCTGAGTTATTTTGATTATTTGGGTTTGATACACGTGCGCAGTATGCTACCAGGTTGGAGAATTCTCCAGCGCCAGGCGGGATGCTAGAAATTTCGCCCACATTGGTTGATGGCGGTCTGGAATATGATATAAGTTTGACCGGCATCAGCACTTGCTCCATTCGTTGAGTTTGAGGCGTAAGGAAAGACCAGAGTGGCTATTCATATTTATCACCTCTTGAATTTCGTCGGGTTTTCTTCCAGACAGAACCATATCATTAATATCTTTTTGCTCTATTGTATCTGGCCACACAGTAATTTTCCACCCATCTTCCATAGCTTTTTTCATAATACGAACCACTTCTGGGTTCCTAGGTTGATTATCAAATACGAGAGTCGTGTTACCCTTTGGTAAAATACTACTTACTCTTGCCAAGTCGGCAGAGCCAACCGCAACTGCATTGTTTAAAAATAAACTGTCTAACGGTCCCTCAACACAATATATTTGTTTTGTTAAATCGACATTATTAACATTATATATTAAGGGAGTACTTTTGTCAATTCGAAGCGTGAGATATCTTAAATTATTTTTCTCAACAGCTCGAGCACTCACACCGACTAAATCATTACTTCTACTTATAAAAGGCAGTATGATTCTCGGCTCTTCATACTGTACAATCTCATCATAGTCCGGACAGAGCTCAACGAGTTTTTTTGTCTCGTACGCAAAGTAAATATCTGACCACTTGTCTCTGGGTATCATTCTGGATTCAAGATACTTCACACCTATATTGTGCTTCGGTAGAGTACTTACGGAATCAAACAATCTTTCAAGTGGTGATCTTTCTTCAAATTGTGGTGAAAAATTTGTAAACTCTATTTTTGCATGAGGTTTTGCAGCATTACCAATATCCATACCCTCTTTATATCTTTCGAGCTTGTATTCATTATACAGAGATGGATTCACGTACTTGATGACATTACCAAGAGTTGTTCCAACACCACAGTTGTGGCACTTATAAAACAAAGAGGTGGTCTTGGTATACAGATAACCACGTGTTTTCTTTTTGGACTTTTGAGAGTCACCACAGAATGGACATCTGAAGTTAGCAAGATAGGGGTTATTACTCTTTACTGTATAATTTTCAAGCTGTACGGATAGAAGATTTGCATATTTGATGTCAATCCACATATTCATTACCAATACCTTATAAAATCGGCTCAAGGCCTATTATAACAAGGTTAGCTCAAATGTAAATAAGTTCTACGATAATAGTTTGGAAAAATCTATTATTTTAGCCACAATAAAACCAATAACAGTCGCAATGCCTACAACAAACCATCTCCATTTTTCAAGTTTGGATAGTCTGTCATTAACCTCTACGTGCTGCTTCCTGTTTTCATCTCTCAGCAAACGAAACTCGGCCGTGATGTCTCTTTTCATGGCGCTGATGCGTTCGTGTAGAATCTCACGTTGCTGTTCCTGATTTTCAAGCCGTGTTTCATGCACAGCAAGCATCTTATCAACCGATGTACTTACCTCGGTGAGTCTATCTATTGCGATATCAAACTTCTCGGCAAGAGCCGATACAAGTTCCATGTCACGCTTGAGTAGTTCTACATCCGTCTTGACTTGGCCATTCTCTGGCATTCTTATCCCCAATCGTATATTTTGTCGAGTTCATATACGCTATAGGTTTTTTTAGTTTGTCTAGCGCCACAGTTGCATTTTTCACAACCACAAGGTTGTGTTTTATCACTCATACCAACACCAACTTCTACACAGCACATTGGTGCATAACAATGGCATCTGTGACCGCAATCTGCGCAATATCTTACTTGGCTTATCATTAATCCTCTTCTCTTGGAATAATAGACCAACGGCCGAATAGAACAACCGCATAATAGGCAGAGTAGATCTTCCATTTTGGAACTGATGGGGATGCATCTAACATTCCCATGAGAAATACACGATCGGATGCACGTTTCGCTTTTTTAATTACCGCACGATCCTCATTAACACCCTCTGCTTTACGGTACTGCCGAATCCTTTTATATAAGAGATCATGAATGATAGCAGCACGAGCTACATCCCAAGGTGCAATCAGGTTCCAAAGCAGTCTTGGTACAGATGCTAAATCAGTTTTAAATCCTTTTTTGCATTGAACCCTATGTGCAGGACATTGTACACCTACATCTTGTAATGCATCAACATCGATATCTTCATTCTGATATGATAGAGCTCTTTCGAGTATCCACTGCCTTGGTGGATTAAATTCAGCGCTAATTTTATTATTAAATTTGCCCATGGCGCCCTCTCTTTTATTATTTATTATTTAGATGCCTTTTTAACAATAGCTTGTGCACCAAAGAAAGCTGCGACGATACCGGCAACAGATACAAAATAAACCGCTGCCATATCCCCGAGTATTTTGGCTGCTTGTTCTAAACCAAACAGAATTGATATTACGACCATAGACGGATATAAAAGCATGCCCCACAAAGCAAACCAAGCCATATACCTTTGAGCATCTTGTTTCTGATCTTCATTTTCTAAACGCATCATGCGTTCTTCCATCGCTAACTCCTCGTCAGTAACAATCCCATCGCCGTCAAGATCGTATTTTTCGTACTCACTTCCTGCTTGTAGTTTCTTCTGAGCCATCATTGTCTCCTTCGTAATACTTCTTATATTGCAAAATAACATTACGATTCAACATGATGTATTTTCTGATCTGTGCAAGGTTGATAGCGAGTTGTTCGTAGCCGCCATCGGTTAATCCGAACAGGACGACATCGTCGCCGCCCTTCTTCAATTTCTCAAACACCTGTTCATAATTATCTTTCGTGATGATTACCCAATCAACTTTACCCATCGGCAACGGAGAAGGTTCATCCAAGTTAAGAGGCATTCTCTTAACTTCCTTCTTAAATATTTCTAGTTCCTTAATACTACTGCAGCCGCTAGTTACCGTAAGGGACATAACTAGGGTTAGCAATATCAGGACACTCTGGATTGATCTGCGATTTCTTAATAGCATTCTTTTCTTTCTCGGTCAAAGGCGAACCCATTGCGATTTCCATACAACGAAGTGCGTTCTTCGTACCCTTATTTATTGCTCGCTGCATCAGTTTTGGTTTCTTTTCAGCGAGGTTTCCAATATCTCTCTTTTCACCCGATGCATTCACTTTGGTAAATTTATCCCTGAGGTCTTTTATAGAAGCATTCAGTCTCTTTGACAACTCGGCTTGTTCCTTCATAGCAGCACGAATGTTATCCATATCGAGAGCCTGTTGAGCAATCACTAATTTTTGCTCTTCTACTGAATTTTCAAGCTTTGCATTGTTTGCTTCACTCGTAGCAAGATCGGCCTTGATTTTATAAACATATGCAACTCCACCGCCCAAACCTCCAACTACTGCCACCACCATAGCAATTTTAATAAACATAAACATTTTTTTACCCGACGTTTCTCATTCTATCGACAAGCCTTTCAGCCCTTGCGCCAACCTGACGATACCACCGACTATCGACCATTTCATCAGCTGCAGCCTCCCAATCCTGTGAATCAACACCACGTTTCATACCAGCAAATTTCGACAAACGCGGTCGTCCTAAGTTGAACATCATGTTCGCTATGATCTGTTGAACCTCTTCGGGCAGGTTGTGAAAGTCAGAATAAAGGATGGCACAGTCTCGCAGAACTGATGCGACATCATTGTCGAAAGCTTCGATGACTCTCTCTTCGCTAACTGCTGTGCCGATAGGGCTACCATTCTCAGGGTCAGATTCCCGAACCAAATGACCGATCCCAAAAGTAGGATAACCAAGATGATCGTTGTAAATTTCGTACACACATCCTTCATCAATCTTCAACTGCTCTCTAAGTTTTACTAAGTCCACTTTCACGCTCCTTCTTTGCTTTAGCAACTGCTTTAAGATAAGCTACACCGTTTATATATCGACCTTTTTTCTTGCGATCACCAACACTCCCAACTCGGTATGGAGTTTTCTTCCAATGAACAGGATCGTCGCCTGTTCCTGCAACTGCGCTCCCAGTGGCATTCGCAATTTCTTCTTGTAATTGTCTATAATTTTTTTGAGAGTTCTTTTGTAGATACTTCATGTTTCTAACGAGATCCTCTAGTACAGCATTTTCATCCACAAAAGAACTTTCAGTAATTTCATGCTTTGATTTAGTTGATTCTTTGATGAGTAAAAGTGCTGCAGCAAACGTGGCAACTTTACTGCCCAAACCCACCCTCGTCATAAGTTTCTTCAGATTACGAATAAATCGATGATAGTACCCATCGGCGGCTTTCTCTTCTTTAGTCTTAGGTAATTTCTTTTTACCCTGACTATCACGAAGTCTTTGTCCCTTCTTATCTATCATACCGAGCTTGTATGCTTCAGTGTCTTCAAAGGGAGTGGCTAAATCCTTTATAATTTTATAAAGAACATAGATATCAATTACTTTTGAGCCGCTACCGATAGGCATTATACTTTCCTTAGCTTTTCAATAATTTCAGTATTCATTTCAATATCAGTTCCTGTAATATTTATTGCGTCAATTCCGATTGGATCTATTCTATCTGGCCAGTAGTTTAAATAGACCAAAAATGGTTTCAACAAATCCAAATAATCATAGAGCCGAAAGCAAAGCATTCTTGTACACGATTCATGATAGAATACATTATACAAGACGATAAGATGATTTAATATCAATCTTTCTCTTAGCTCGCCTCCGGCTCTGTATTTGTGTAACAACCTTTTTATATATTTAATTCGTTTCAGATCATCTTCAAATTCAATAACATCTGCAGCAGGATTGTCATAATATTTTGCCGCATACAGCATAAAATTTGAATCATCAAGAGTTTCAAACATTCATTATATTCTTTTTTATTATGAAGCAAATACGCTTAGTGCTACCCTCTTAATAACTGTGTTCGATGTCGCGACATACAAGAAGTTTTCATCCCAGAATATAGAACCCTGATGTCCGCCTCCGAGAAGAGTCGTGGCATTGTTTGACGATACAGTAGTTTTTGCAGCCAAAGTAATTTTGCCAGATGTAATTCTCGTTGACCTTGCAGATGTCAGGTTGACGTTAGCGGAAACAACCGTATTGCTACCGCTGAACGTCGTGTTACCTGTTACTGTAAGAGTGCTCCCACTATTCAAAGATGTATTAGCAGGAACCGCACCAAAGAAGTTTTTCACGGTTGCAGACTTGCTGACAGGGGTCCCGTTAGGGTCATCAATGACTAGCATCAAGTCTGCTGAATTTGTAGTCGTCAGACTTGTAAGCTGTGATACTTTTTTATCAGCCATAATCCAATACCTCCTTTAACTATTAACTGGCAGAAACAGTAATAGTGCCGAGAGTATTAGATACTGCGCCTGTTACAACAAGATTGGCAGATGTGAAGGTGTTATGAGAAACAAGGTTTGCTGGTCCAGTTGTTGTCGAACCATATGCAGTTGCAGTTGCGTTCACAATCGTATTTGAAGCAGCTTGGATCTTATAACTACCCGCATCACCAGCGACGAAGGTCACGGCAAACTTGAGCGTGTTGTTTGCATTAATGATGCCGGTATTTGAGTTGTTACGGACAGCAAGAGCAATCTTTTTATTGTTGCCGCTCGCCGTGTTGGCGAGAGTCAAGCGTAATTGACCACCCTTTCCACCTTCGTATTTAACTGGCTCGTTGAAAACAACATATATATTTGTTGCTCCAGGACTGACCGATGTGCTATCCATATAGATTTGCGAAACATCAGCAAACCCGAGGTGCGCTGTATTGGCGTATCCGTCTGCGATACCTGGGTTTGCAGGAACTAATGGCTCGTCAATAATACGAGTCCCGCCACCCTGGCGATTGTTTTTAATTGTGCGGCGCATCCAACCTTTATTGGTTGCGATTACGTTACGCTTTGAACTGAGAACATTAGCGTTCTCGTATGGCTGGTAACCAGCCTTGAGACCAGCCACAGTATTCGCACCCTTGACGACCTGTGTCTTTTCGTGGTCAAAACCCCAACTAGGCATTTGTTATCTCCTTCGCTTTTCGTTGGTTACTACTCGGCATAATATAAACTTTCGATACTTATTTATTATCCTCGACTTTGACGTCTAGGTAATCAGCCATGCTATCTAGATTACTGACGGCAACAGCCACTTTATTTGTCCACCAACTAGGTAATGAATCATCATCTCCTAGCTTGTCTAGCTCGGTTTTCATAATCGCTATAGCCTTACTCGCCATCTCTACTTTATTTTTCATAGAGGCTACATCGGTATGACCACCTTCTTCAATTCGGTGTAGTGTTTTTATAACTCTTGCATAACTCATGTTTTCATCGCCATTTTAGTAGCAGTTGCATACATCACATCTTTTGCTCGATCACCATATCTTTTTTTAAAGTCACCCATTTTCTTTTTCAGGGACTTAACTATCTCCTCACGCTTTTTCATTTGAGCATCTGACATTGCTTCTTCAAGCATATATTCTTTAAAGGACATCATTGAACTTTTTACTCTGCTGTGCTACGATCATTATTTGTCGATGGTTTTAGATCAATTTCATCTTTTTTCATCTTCTTCTTGTCACCATGAGCCATTTCTTTTTTCATCTTTTTCTTGTCACCATGAGCCATTTCTTTTTTCATCTTTTTCTTTTTGTCGACTGAAGCATGCATATGCTCTTCGGCCTTGGTAACTTTCAGTTCATCTATTGAAACTTTTGCCTCAATACCGTGCTCGAACATTACATCGTACCAAGCAACGTTTCCTTCCGCATCGGGATCAGCATGCATTGTAGGAATACAATTACCTGTACCCCATTTTTCATGTACAACATTCTTAGCGCAGAGGTGCTGATAGTTTGCGGGATTGTCCTCTACAGCCTCTTTTGTAGCAATAGCTTTACGCCGTTTATGAAGATATTCGTCTGAGCTATCGACATCACCATCGTTGTCAATGTCTTTATCCTTACGGTCCTTAAACTTTTTCTTTGCAGCTTCAGGATCTACAGGATCCATTTTATGCTTTTTTTCCTCGATAGGTTTACCTGAAAGAACGGCACGAATTGTATCGACCAAGCTATCATTTTCAGGGTTCCGGAAGGGATTAATTTTATCCATGTTCTTGTCCTCGTTTGAGTTTGTTTTTTATTATTTATAATTTAACATTTCGTTATAACATCCACTCTCTTTTATCCGACGCCTGTTCATTAGATGTTCTTCGGCGATATCTTCCTTTGACTGACCCATGTACTCGACAGCCATGTGATCTCGAATCATTAATTCATGTAGGAAAGTTGCTCTGTCTGTCTTTGCATCAAAGACCTGAAACTTGCCAAGAATCCTGCCAAACTTTCCTTTACCGTCTTTTTCGGTGACCAAAGTGGCGGTAGATCCTTTTTTAAGAAATCCTTCAACATATTGCTTCGCAAGTAGCCCAAACTTCTTTTCCTCTTTATCACGTGTACGTGACTCTGGTGTATCAATACCATAGAGACGAATGCGCTGTTTACGCATCCATACACCAAACCCCAAATCGATATCAACATCGACTGTATCGCCATCCACAACTCTAAGTATGGTACACTTATACTCAAACATCAGTTATCAACCTTCGCACCGGCTCGCCACTGATAACAACTCCAGTACCTTGCTTTCCATTTTGGTCCTGGATTATCACAGTTGTGACGTGCCCTAAAGTTTTTACGGCGGCCTGGATCGTCTCGTTTGATCTCCATATTTGGATCTCCGAATCCGACCTTTACAATATTACCCTTTTCATTTTTCACATATACATAGAATTTTTTCTTACCGTCGTTTGACCGTATCGGATCGTTGAGAGTGACCTTACGCCCTTTATACTCAGCCTCGGAGATAACATGATCGAAGCATGTGCAATCTTCATTGGGAGTATCTTTTTTGTATTTCTTCACAAGTTTATCTGTGCCCTCCTCGCCGGCACCATACTCTTCTTTCCGCATCTGTTTCGTTTTCTTTTTCATTGCATTTATGTATGCACGATAGACAGCAGCCGCACTTTTCTTACCGGCAACTCTTGCTCTCTGTTCCATAGCAATCGCTGCTTGAATTTTGTGTGCGTGTTTACGTCCTGACGATTTTATCTTTTTTACACTTGCTTCCGCATCCTTCACAGTAGCAAATTTCAGTCCGTGAATTGTATCTTTTGGATTTTCGTCTGTGTAAAGATCGGAGTGTTTATCAGAGCCAGCCGGCTGCCCCGGCTTTCTTGGCACTCTTGGCTCTTCAAGAAAAAGCGATTCAAACTTTTCGTCAATCGATTCCTTAATATCTGTACGACCAAACCCTAACTTCGGTTTGCCCTTCTCGATAGAATCAATGTGCATCTTCATGTATCCGCCAATCTCATCGTCGAGTCCGACCTGCTTTGCCTTTGCCATGATTCGGTCATGCATCATACGTGCCGTTGCTTTTTGTTTTTTATCTGCGGATCCATTGTTCATAATCTGCTTTTCAAGACCGTAAAACTTGTCTTGCATCTGAGTGAGTTCCTTGGCTCCCTCCTTGCCTGCAAGTTTCTTCATGACCTTTTGAGCCGAGCCACACATATGAAAGTTCTTTGTCTGATAACCGTCAACTTCGATTTCGTCGCTATGCTCCGCTTCCGTCATTCGGTTTTTCATCTTCGCTTTCTGTAACCGAGCTCTATCAAGCATCGCATCATGCTTACGCTTATCAATTTCTTTTTCTCGTTTAATGTCATCTTTTGCATCTTTAACCGCATCTTCTTTTACGGCCTTTTCTAAGTCTTTCGCTTGACCAGCATGAGCCTTACTTGCACCCTTCAACTTCTTGATGATTTCTTTAACCTTTGGCTCATCCTCTTTGTCAAGTGATTCCTTACGAGCTTTCGATCCGCGTACCTTTGCGGCAAGATCCTTATCGGCCTTACCCCATGTACCAGATCCTTTGGTGATGAAAGAGTTAACTCGAGCAAACGCCCACTGCTGTGGTGTTGCACCCGGTCTGTGGCCCGACTTCCACGCAGCCATGCCTCGGTTATACACCTGTTTGAGGATGCCGTATGGGATGCCTGACTTCTCTGATTTTTTGACAAGACCCGCAATCTTTTCTTCAATATATTCTTCTTCGAGAAATTTCTCGAATGATGCATTTAAATCTTCTTTTGGTACACAATTCGGGACCATACGATTTCCTTTCTTTTTCATACCCACTTGTTTGTGAGTATCCCAACATGGATCATCTTCGCCATACATTTGCTTGTATTTCTTTGTGTGAATTGACGGCTTTGTTTTTGCCCTGGCATCGCCTGGAGCAGGTTTGTAGTTCGCATCTGAGTCTTTCTTATTTTTATCACCAGGTTTCTCAGCATATTTTCTAAAATGAGCATCACGCCTTTTTTTAGTAGACTTACTCAATCCGGTATGATACTGCGCTGGTTGGCTACCCTTACGGTGACCGATATCAGGATCTTCTCTTTCCTTTAAATTGTCAGCCTGACTCATTCTTCGTAGCTTGTCTCTCATCTTCGCTAGCATGCTGGGATCATCTTGTGTGGCATCAAGCAGTCGTGTTAATAGTTTCAGCACAAATGGCCGAAGTTTTGGATTTTTTAGTGACCTTTCGCCACCCTTTAAAGCTCGAATGACAAGATTTCTTTCTTTAGGATCAGTAAAGGCTTGTCTTAAAATTGTAATCAGCTTTTGGTTTGTTTTTTCGTCTTCCTCTTCCCAGATGAATTCTTCACGAACCGCTTTTTTGGTGGGTTCAGACTTACCTTTTCTTAAATTCTTCAATCGTTCCATCTCTGCCTTCCGTACTTTTGGTAAAAGACGTTTGGAGATCCTGCCGACCGCCGCCATTTTTTTCTGGATAACCCTGTCCACTTGCATCTTTGCGGCAGGTGTCAACGATGCATAATTTTCACCTTGTTTACCAGCAAATCTTTTTCTTAATAACTTAATTGCAGCTTTACGAGCTCTTTTCTCTAGTCTCGGTCTATCAGCCATTCTCTTCATTCGTATTTTACGCATGCGAGAGATACGGGGAGCAAGTCTCTTCATACGTCGGCCGATTGCCATTCTCTGCTGTACTGTAAGAGGTTTGCGTTCTTCTCCAAGCAATTCGAGATATTCACCATACTCCTCGTCAATCTCTACTACTTCCTCGAGAGCTTCCAAGTCAGTCATTTCAATAAATGCATCAAGTTCATCATCAGTAAACTCGAAGTCACTGTCATCCCATTCGATGGACTCGTTTGTTTCTTTTTCCATGACTGAACGAATTTTATCATACATATCTTTTTTCTCTTTTTCCGACATGGATTTTGGAGTTCCTTTTTTAAATGAAGCATAATCGCCAGCCTGCGCAGCTGCGCGCATCTTAGATGCAGACATACCAGATACACCGTCGGCATCAGGGTCTCTTGCTCCAGCAGACACTACCTTAATTGATTTGAAGTTGTAGTCTTTACCATTATATTTTGGCAGGAATGTTTTAAATTCTCTTACACGATCTGATCCGACGACAAGCACCACATCGGTGTGTCCCATCTTTTCAAGCTCTTTCATGACTTGAATTATGGTCTTCGATTCTGATTTTTTGACAATCGGACCAAAAGCTTTTCGGGCAATAGCAAATTTGTCCGCATACGAGAGAGGATTCTTTTTACTATCCTGTGAGTGCGAGATGTAGACATGAGCCATCGCACCGAGTTTTTTAGCTTCGGACTTGACCTTGTCTACTAATTTTTGGTGACCGACCGTGGGGGGATTCATGCGTCCCCACGTAAAGACTATCTTTGACATTTTATCTCCTCAGGTTTTCCGTGGACTAACTGGGAGCAGTTAGTTTTTATTATTTATATAAAATTTATTTTTGCCAACCCTTGATGATCTCCGGAGAGAAATTAGCCTTACTAAACTCTAAACGGTCTACTAATTTAACAGCACCACCCTTCAATTTGTCAATCGCCACAAAACCCTCTTGGCGTGTTACTTGAAAGCCCTTTGCTGTTCTCAATACAGTATCAAGCTCTTGTGTCTTATCAAACTGTGCTATGACCATACCCTTTGCATCTACCAAAACCTTCATGAGATCAAACATAGCAATGAGTTGACTCTTATTCATAACTACTTTTTGAACGAGATTATCACGGCGCTGCTTCCATTGCTCTTTTGCCTTCTCGGTTTTCTTTTTGTCAATCTCTTTCTGATACCAATCATTAAGGTACTGGACAAGTCCCGTAGCCATCGTACCAGATGCAGGAAAGTCCGATCCTCTGCGGATGTATGTATTGACAAAAGTCATCGTCTTCTGACGCAGCTCATCGTCACTCACAATCATTCTAAACGCATCACCGTCGACTGTACGAAATAACTTGCCTGCTTTGCTCAAGAGTTTATCAAATGCAGCAGACTCTTTTTTACTGAATAGTGCCTTTCCTGACACATCTCGATACGTGGCATCGTCCATCCAGATAGTAGAGGGTGCTCTAAACTTGCTGGCAATCTGTTTACCGAATGATGCACTCATATTTTGAATCGTACTGCCAGTATATGTTGTGTGCCATACAACACCTATCTTCGCCCTTGCAATTTTCTTTCCGAGTGGTGTGTTTACAGGTACCGCATACACGATTGTGTTTGGCTGAAACGTGTAGTATTTCTGACCGTCTATGGTTTCTGTTTTTACATCACCCTTGGTAAACATCATATCGCCCTGGTATACACCAGATTTAATTCCAAGCTTAGAAAATTCAGCAAGTGCTACTTTGAATTTCTTGGCGAGGTCACCTTTGAGTTCTTTGTCGATATCAGCATTCGACTTATACATCTTAGGAGTTTTAGCGAATAGACCCTTCTTTGCAACGAAGAACTTTTTATCTTCAGGATCGACTCCGGCAAATACAGCAGGTGCTCCATCCCACTTCACAGTGATGTCGACAGCAGACGATGCGTTACCCTTCAGCATATCACGTAGATCTCGAAGGAAGTTAATTGCTTGACGAGTACCATCGACACCTCCAAGGAACATCAGCTCCTCGATGTGAGTCATATGAGTGTTCTTTTCTTCGACGATGAATGTTTTGAATTTGATCATCAGACTTCCAAAAGCTCTTCGAGTAGTTTTTCTTTTTGAATCAAATTACGATAAGCTCGAAGTTCTCTTTTGCCTTTAATTGAAATGAGTTTCTTTTTTGTTTTTGAATCTTGAATATCTATAGTTGGTAGAGTAAGATCTCGATATACTGCTTCTAATTTTATTTTCTTTAACTTATCTTCAAGCTTATCGAATGATAAAACACTATAATCGCCAGAGTCTTTAAAGTGAACCAGTTTTACATTTTTTTCATTTCGAGTAGCATAAAAGTTAACCATCTTTGCAATGGTTTTTAGCATTGCAAATTCTTGTTTATCATTCTTTAGTCTTTTATTGATCTCATTGGCAGCCCATTTGTACGAATAATGAAAAGCCTTAACAATACCATCATCATCTAAAAGCATATTATCATGTTCTTTTTGTTTTCTGCTATAATTAAGACCTAAGTTTTTCCACAGAGCAGTATGATGTTTTCCTGTGTAACCAAATACCTGACCAAACTGTTTTGTACTCGTTCCTGACTTCAATGATATGTTCAAGTTCTTCAAGAGACGACCGTCTACGACGACTTTTAGATCGACTTTTGTTCCGCTTTGATCAAGTGTTCCTTCTGATTTTACATCGATAACATTTTTAGAATTATTTACATATAAGAATTTTGCATATCTTGTTACATTTCTGGAATTAGCATAGTTGATTGCAGATCTAGCTAATTTCATAATCAACTTATCTTTGGACTTATCTAATAGATCTTCATACGATGGTTGTGGTAACATAATTGTCAGATTTACTGTATCTTGATTCTTTCGTAAATCTTTAATATTTACTTTTTGATATAACACTGCTCCCTTTTTAACTGCCTGAGTTTTTTCCTTTCGAAGATTATTGAGTGATGCTGTAAAATCAGCAGCTGATATATCTTTGATGTCATCACCAACTCTGTTTTGGAACTTTGTGTATAATGCAAGACCAAGTAAACCTTCTGCAATGTCACCTTTATTTCTCAATTTATTTTCACCACTATCCTTCGCTTCAATTTTTACACCATTTGGTAAAACAGTACGACCAGCAGAGGAAGTTACACCCTTCTGACTTGCATCTTGGTATTCACCTTTCAGTTGCTTTGCAATTTTTTGAAGTACTTCTACGCGATCATCAGAAGTTTTTACAGTTATATTATTTCCTTTTTTTACTGCGGCATCATACTTTAACTTTTTTAAAGAAGACAGAGTGTTTTCAACATCTTCTGCTGCTTCTTCTAAATATGTTTTAAATGTTTTCATTTTTTTTATCCTAGAAAGTAATAACTTTGCCGCGAACAGGTTTATCTGTCACAACCAATCGCCCAGCACTGTCACCTCTTGATGGTGATTTACTATATATTTTTGGGATACCTTTTCTATCTAATGCTTCTGGATCAAATGTTTGGTCTACCCTTCTTGCTCGAAGACGGAAAAAAAGATCCTTTGAATCTGAATACGTTTTTGAATCAATCAACTTACCGTTTACGGTTAACGTAGATTGTTTATAATCTGCTGAAACTTCCATGGGTCCAATGTACATATAGTCTATTGGGCCTCCCATGGCCTTATTACCGATCACCAATAATTTTTTATCTTTATCGTTTAATTTCGCAAAGGTATCTGGAACTTTTTCACCAGGTTTTAGTTTGTTCTTTTTAATGTGATTGTCGTAAGCAGCTCGAAAAAACCTTGCTCCGAGTCCAGGTATAATTTCCTCTATGCCACGGAGACCACCACCTGCAAGCGATGGTGCTGTAGGTCCTTTCATCGATATGTTTAGTATACCTCGACTGGTAAATATCTGGACATCAGTATATGGCTCAGATCCGGAAGCTTGTCTACCTGTATATTTTTCAGCCTTAATGACGCCGTTTATAGTCGCATCTTTTGTTTTTAGTGTGATTGGTTTATCGCCATTCATCATTACTGCATCTGTAATGGCAGCAACAAACCCATTTTCCTGTCTTTCAGATGTTCTTCCTGACTCAATGAGATATTTTTTGGAAAATGATTTTGTTGCTGAATTATATGAATCTTCGATTAATTCATTTACAGTTTTTGCAACCATCTTTTTTCCTTTTACATATATTTACATATATTTATAATCCTTTCCACCCATATACCATTCCCAGTACTCATTGACCATGGTTTCCAACACGTCTCTTGAAAGACACATATTTGCTGTGTGTAACCATTCTTCAATTTCATTGTCCGTGGAGGTTTTTCCTACACGCTTTAAATGAAATTTTGCAATCTCACGAGAAACGGAATTTTGGAAATCTACAGCATTATCATAGTTCATAGCCATACTCTTTCATAAATGTTTCAGTCAGCGGGCCCTGCAGCCTGTAGGCCTCAGTTTCCCAAGGCCTTTTTGCATACTCGGTATTAAGGTAGTTCCGATATTTACCATCCTTACATTTCCACATCTGTTTGTATCCACCGCGGAACTTATCTTTCATCCGACCAGTAGCACCCTGCCAAACATGTACCATTTCGTGCATGATACACTCGATGAACTCTTTCTTTGAAACAGTCCGGCTCAAACGATGGTCGATATCAATATGATAGTCACGGTCATCATCACCACGGTAACAAAAACCCTGAGCACCATCCTCGAAAGTTTTAGTGAAATCCAACGTGATCTCCAGAGAGCGGTGTCGAGGCATTAACATATCCATGCACCACCAAATAATCTCACTTGCAAGCTCACGGTCCTTTTTAAGACCACCCACAACATCCACAATAATCATCTACCACACCTGACTGATTACAACAAAGTATGCGAAGAGAGTCATAAAGACTCCCACGCACACTCCAGCAAAGAAATCAGGAATCATTTGCTCGCATCCTTCATGTATTGATTGACAACTTCAGCGGCAAAAGCGAAGTGACCGCCAATGTGCCACCTGTATTTACCGAGAGGTGTTTCACCGACCTTCCAATCGTAGATCGTAGCGATGACACATTCGTCCTCGACATCGAACTCGAGATTCCACTCAGCGGTAACCTTATCATCGCCACTGCTTGTATAACGAGGCTCACCGAAAACATCCACGATCTCATCATAGGTGGTCTTGACGTAGCCCTGCAGCGAGGTACCGCCGACAGGTACTTCGGTATCGATCAGCTTGATATCCATTACGATGCCTCCCCTAAAAGTTCGGTGTAGCGGCCGCTCCCGTATCGCTCGATGTCCTCGATGTCGGTGATTTCCATCTCGACATAGTCCATGAGCTGACGGACCTTACGACGTTCGTCAGTAGTCAGACGGTTGAGCTGACGGCGAATGTGGCGAGGGCTGTCGTCCTCTGCAATCCGCTTGATGACGTCAATCATCGTGGTGTAGGTGTAATCCATTGAAGTCTCCTTATCAATCATCATATGTACATACTAACAGGTACTTCAAGGTATGTAAACAAATTTTTTAAAAAAAGTTTTGTTACATATCAAACACTTAGCATTTTTTTCTATCCAAATTTATACCGAATTCCAGATCTTGGACCAAAAATCGAGGGATATTGCCCTCGAATGATTTGTATTTCAGTTTATCCATTGCATAGAGATTGGCCTTATCTTTATCTCTTGTGTGACAGACATACATACTGTTGATCCGATCATATATCCGATAAACATCACCTGCTCTACGAATTTCAAACATGGTACCTCCTAGTTAAACAACTTACTGAAGTCTTTACGACCAGCCTTCTTGGTCATCCACTTCATGTTCTCTTCTTCGTCGAATCGTTCTCCGAAGTTAGATTTGTCCATGACTGGTCGATCATCTACAATGTCACTTTGAGCAGACTGCTCTGTATTGAACAGCCTCATTTTCGCTCGATCCACACCGATAACAAATCGTTTGTGAAGAGATGGATCATTGTAACGATTTTTAAGTTGCTTCACCATGATCTGACCAAGTTGTTCCATCTCTTCAGTCGAGATCAGGGCGCACATAAAGTCAACAGTCGCAGGCAAGGCAAACGATTCTGAAGTGTCTTCGAGTCCAGGATCACTGTTGGTAAAACCTGATCTGTTCAGCTGCGTGGCGCTGATAATTGGCAGACTCTTTTCAACAGCCAGACCACGAAGCTCTTCAGCAATAGATTTAATATAGGTATAACTGTTGACATTGGATCCATATTTTAATCTAGCAGAGGTGCAGAGGTTGATGTAGTCGATGTAAACAATATCTGGTCTGAAGTTCTTTTTGAGACTGAGCTCATTTAACAAGTGACGAAAATGCCCAGAACCAACTGTTGCCGTTGGGAATTCTTTGATAATGAGTTTGCCAGTAGTTTTTTTCTTGAGGCGATTGATCTTGTCGTCATAAATCTTTTTCGGAAACCCCTGTAGTTCATCAAGTGGGATGTTGAGTAGATTTGAGTCAATCCTCTCAGCAATTCTTTCCTCGGCCATTTCAAGAGTGATATACAAGACATTTTTACCGTCTAGTAAATTTGATGCGGCAAAGTGACACATGGCCAGAGTCTTGCCGACACCAGTACCAGCAAGTAGCACATTTAGAGTTTTATTCGGCAGACCACCCTTGGTTATCTTGTTCATGTAATCAATGTCGAATGGTATTCTATCCTCAACTCGATTATAGAATTCATATCGATCATCTGCATTTTCAATGAAGTCGTGGCCGATATGATTATCAAAAGACACACTCAGCGAATCGGCGAGAATGGATGGGATCGCTTCCTTATTATATGTTTTAGAGTTACCATCAAGGATGTTGATAGATTCCATGATTGCATTATATACAGCTCTTTCTTGACAGAACTTCTCCGTGCTATCAGTAAGCCATATGGGGTCTTTTTTCTCGAATGAGAGCTGATTTATGTATTCATTCAGGCTTTTGAATGTCTGTTCTGGCACAGATTCTTTTTTATTAATTTCAATGAGTAGAGTTTCTTTGGTGGGTAACCCATTGTATTTTGTTACAAATTTATCGATCTCCTGAAACAGGATCTGCTCAGTATGATCTTGAAAGTATTCAATTTCAATAAATGGTAAGACTCTCCTTGCATAGTCTTCATCAAAGATCAGATTTGCCAGTATCGTCTGCTCTATTCTCACTAGATGTAGCCTCCGTGATAATTTCAACTAAAATGTTGCCTATAGTCGTTTCAAACTCAGAGTGGTCTTCTTCCGTTAATGCATCTACATCAACATTTTCCGGCGACTCTATTATTTCATAATCAAATTTTAATGTGGCCTCATCGTTTCGGTCTTCCTTAAATGAAACCACATCATATCGGTAAATTATACCACCAAATTTATCATCAGTCAATTTGATCCTTGCAATTTTTTCATCTACATTTTCGTCGAATAAAACATCATACTGCAACTGCGACATCATCATTCTCTTCTTGTTCTTCTACATCACTATCGGGTTGGCCATATTTAAATTCAACACCAGCAGCAATTTCAAGTTGATGTAAAATGTCTTCTGTAAAATATTCTTGAGGCCTTTCATTTATAGCTTTTCCAAACACCTTGCGGCCGTCTGGTAATTCATAACGAGTACTCACCTTTTTAATGATATCATATTTCTCGGCAAGATCAAGCAATCCATAGTATCTGTCAAGTCCGGTGCTGTAATGCAGTTTGACTTCTACATCTTTGTTCTCTTTTGTAAATCTTGACTTGATCATACGGCAGCGAATAATATTACCAACAACGTCTTTGCCGTCTCGATCTTTCTTCTTCGAGAGGAATACGATCTGTGATGCTGTATATTTGAGACCAGAACCACCACCCATCTCTTTCATCGGCACATATGAACCGATAACATCATAGACGTGATTGGTGATAATCATCGGAACATTGACTTTTGCAAGTTTTAAATTGAGCACCCTAAACGTGGCTTTGATTAACTGCGCTTTGGTCATGTCTCTAGTCTCTTTACCCTCAGTTGTATCTTCAACTTCTTTTGTGGTTGACAACTGACCGAGAGAGTCAAGAACCATTAGCATTGGCGGTCGTTCTGAGTCATCAGCCTTTGCATAGTTATCCAAGATTTGGATAGCTGTATGCCGAAACTTTTGGATTGTATCTGGTTCGGAGACAATGACTCTTTCTGAGTCAATACCTCGCTCTTCCATCATGGACTTTGTAACAGCAGCTTCAGTATCAAAATAGAAAACAGCGCCATCGGGATTATCACTGAGGAAACGCCGAACCATACCCAAAGCAAAGAAGGTTTTTCCTGTAGCGCTTTCACCTGCGAGTGCAAGAACTTTATTATTGGGCGCACCGCCAAAAATGGAGCCAGATAGAGCGGCGTTAAAAATATAAGAGCCGGTATCAATAGTATCGCTAAACTCACTAGAGCCCAGTCCATCAGCTGCAACATGTGTATTCTCGTCGTTTAATTCTTTGACAATATTCCTAAAGAAATCAGTCATTCAGGTAACCTCCTATAAAACATATATGGAGAATTATAATTTATAATTCTAAAAAAGTCAATCAGTTTCCGATTTATTATTTCGGCCGAATGTTCCCTGCTGGCGAATTGCTTGTTCATTCTGTTTCAGCCTTTGCTCACGTATCCATAATTTATTATCATCTGTTTCTTCATCTATAAACTTATCAAGAGTTGTCTCGCTCTCGAAGTCGACTTCACTTTTGAGATCCATCTCCACAATATCAACAGTATTTACAGGATCATCAACTGGTATAATTATCTCTTCTTCATCTGTTTCAACTTCTATGTCATTCCAGTCGTCTGCGACATTCACCGCTGTTTTTATTTTCTTCGGTTTAGAAAGAGTCATATTAGCACAGATAATCAAAAGAACTGCGAGTGGATCAAAAACAAATATGATCGTTATGATCACCCATCGCACTGCCTCTTCAAGTACTGATTTATTTGTGTCTTCATAGAAGAGAGCAGCAATATACTTGATAGGACCTACTTCCGCCTCGAGTTGAAGTTGCTGCTTCTGTAGGGGTCTAACGTCATCCCGTAGTCGTTTAATTTCATCGCTCGCTTCAGAAATGATTCCGGCGAGTGAGCCTCTTTCCACACGCTGGCTTTCACGCACGGCGATGGCTCCTTCTGGACCTCGGATCCTGTCATATTCAATAAGTGTCTCGACTGCCTGGTCGAGCTGAGTGATGACCATTTCGGCATCTTTAATTCTCCTTTGCTCTCTTTCGATCTGCTGATCGATGGCTCTAATTTCTAGTGAATTATCTCCCCCAACCAACGTCTGATCGATATGAGCTTTGGATAGAAAACCAAAGATGCCCATCGATGTAATGAACATCAGTACTATGACTGATCCTGTCAGATATGTCTTCAGTAACTTCGGACATGTCTTCCAGTTTTGATAGAGCCAGGATGCCGTCAGTAGCTTACCTACTTCTAGAACACCACCCATAACTGCTATCGGTATTGCTGCAGCCGCAAAGATGGCCATCAGACCAACAATACTATACCAGGCAGCAACACCTGATATTGCAAATGCAACTATTAGAGTTAGCCAACCCATATTAGCCTCTGGTGATAGCCAATACTTTATTTATGGTACTTTGTACTTGAGCTTCTCGATTTGGCCAATGAATATATTCTTTCTCAGCCGTTTTAAGAAGATTAACAAGTAAAGGCATAATGAGTTTTTCCAACTCTGTTACTTTGCCTTTCACTTCTTCTTGAGCTTGCGCTATCGCTACCTGTACATCATCTGATTCTTCGATATTTCGTCTAGTCAGAAGTGTGTCAAGTTTGTCTTCTAATGGAGAAAGTGCATTGAGTACAACTCGTGTTAAATCGTTTTCGTCAATCGACGGTGGAGTTTCAGTAGCGCTCTCTTGATTTGCTACATATGTAGCTTCATCAATGGCGCTGAAACCAAAATCCAAATTTTGATATTCTGCCGGAATGTCAGCCATTAAAAAAGTCCTCTAGCGTGTTTTGTTTTTCCACTGACCACCCGATAGCATCAAGAATATGTCGAATTGGATCTACATAAGATTTATCAAACTGCAGATCATAATCAATGAATCTATTCAAATCAAATTCAGGTGGTAATATAATAGGAAAAGCAATTACATTTTGCTTTGCCGGATTAGGCATTTTAAGATATGTAAATTTAATCTTATCGCCATTTTTAATTTCTTCATATTTATTATTTATATTTAATTCTTTTATGAGTTGATTGTACCGGCGAGAAGCACGAACATGAATGGGTACACCAACACCCTCTTTTTGTTTTTTCCATAGGTTAGACACACCACGAGGAAAAGCAACATCCTCTGGATTTAATTTTTTAAATTCAACTCTAGCAGTTGTGATAAATTTTTGTACGGCAAATTCATCCTCGTTCATAATAATAGATAAAGTCTTTTCGATGAGTTTACGACATATCTGTGGAGTCGAAGATCGAACGGACTCAATGCCGGTAATCTTGATTTTTGGCTTTGCATACTGGACACCCTCATTATTGAGTACGTTTGCGATGTACCGCTTTTTACCAGTAAAGATAACCTTTGATGCAATGACTTCTCGTTTCATGTGCATGCGCTGTTCGTATGCATTCACATAATCCTTGAGAGAATCATAAGTTTTTTCAAGAAGAGGTTCGATTTTCTGTTCGGCCACCTTGTCGATAAATTTGCATATTTTATCTTGATCCGTCTCGTTAGGCATAACTCGTTTTACAAGATCACCCATACGAACATATAAACTATCAGTATCAATAGCAATCACGTAGTCAACTTTATTTGTTTTCAACACATCGTTGAGATATTTGTTGATAGTATTTTCGGCCCAACGGATTGTAAGCTGACCAGAGATGGTGATTGCTTCTGCCATGCGGATGTCATAGTATCGAAACCACTTATTAGACATGGCACCATAGAGTGAGTTCATCATAATTTTAACTGCCATCTGCTCATTATCGAACCTGGCAATATCTTTTTCAATCTGATTTCTATCGTAGACTTTATCTTTGGGTGTGTTTTCAAGTTTCTGTTTAGCATCGAGCGCTTTTTTCTTGACCACTGTGCGCTCGTTGTAAAGGTTGTCAACGATTTGTGGAAATACACCGTGTGTTTTAGTGCTGAATAATTGACCAGTAGATGACACACATGCATTCTTTGGTATTTTAATGTTTACTCGTTGTAAAAGAGTTTCCACATCCACACCAGGTAAAACACCGTCCATAATAGTTTCGGGTGACATGTTGTACTGCATGATGAGATGCGGGTACAGAGAGTTCAGGTCAAAAGAGCAAACCCATTCGTGCATACCTTTCTGTGGATCTTTTACATATGCACCCTCGATGCGCCGATCGCTGTCAACTTCATCTTGTGGACTGAGTACAATGTCACCTTTCTTGAGTACATTATATATGTATGTATCCCAGATCTTCACGGATCCGAATGCCGTGACATAGACTGCATTCGCTTTGTGAGCAAGAGTCAGTGCAAGATCAATTAAACCGGTTTTGTCATTCATGCGCTCTACAAGCTGAGTGTCACGAATGTTATAGTCAATAAACTTCTGATGGTTTTCTCGATACAGAGCAGCAAGAGATGAGTACTCGGAGTAATCAAGTTTCTTTTCACCGAGAACAACATTGGCAATATTGTCGAGTTTATATGACTCCTGGTTACCATATGTATAACCAAATTTTTTGAATAAAACCATGAAGTCAAGCTGAGTGGTGCCAAGGATATTATATGTGGTATCACGAGACTCTGGTTTGATATTGAAAAGTGAGAACTTACGAAGTTGATCCTCACCAAGAACTCGAGCAATGCGGTTAATTAAATATGGCATATCGAACTCTTCTGAGTTCCAACCGCTGATAATATCGGGAATATTTTTGTTCCAGTGTGTAAGAAAACTTTTGAGCAAAGTGTGCTCGTCTTGACAGCGTATGTACTCGATCCGCTTGTCCTCAACTATTGAGTTACCAACCTCAAACCCGCCGATACCCCAAGTATAAAAGGTATCGTCTACATTGTTTTTAATTGTGATAGCAGTAACGGGCTGCTGTGCAAGATTTGGTTCTGGAAACCCCTGATCGGACTGCACCTCAATATCAATGAATGTGATGTTCATCACAGATGTATCGGGCACGCAGCCGTTCGGAAACTTTTGTGCTGTAAATTGAGCTACATAGTCTCTGTTGCCGTACACTCGGAAGTTATCGGCTTCTGTTTCTCGAATGAAGTCTCGGCAGTCCATCATGGTGCCAGGTTCAATCGTGTCGACGTTGATCCCGTCTAGTGTACTAAATTTTGTTTTATTACGGGTAGGAACGAAGAGGGTCGGTTTGAACCTAATCTTTTCGACCACTCTTCGCCCTTCGTGATATCCAACGTACAGAATGTCGTTGGACGTCCTCTCAACTGATGTGTAGAATGTTGTCATACTTTACTTATATCACTTAACATTTCAAAAGTCAACAATTTTACTCTTCAGTTAGGAGTTCCTTTTTCGCCTCAGGTATTTTACCTCCGGACGTAACCGGGATTTGGCGAGGCTTTTTATGATCTGGGATGATTTCTTTGAGTTGGATGACGAGTAATCCGTCTTTGAGTTCTGCTCCTTCCACCTTGATAGTGTCGGAAAGCGTGAATTGTCTTGTGAATGCTCGTAGAGCAATTCCTTTGTGAAGAAGGTTTCCTCCATCCGTTTCTTTAATTTCTCCTTGAACTGTAAGTTTCGAGTCTTCCAAAACAACGTTGATGTCTTGCTCCTTGAAACCAGCAACCGCTAGTTCAATAGAATAAGTTTCATCATCTTCGTGTTTACGAATGTTGTAGG